AGTCTGAAGCGTAAACGTCTACAGAAGTGTATAATGTAGCGTCTGCACCTGCATCGAATCTAGTACTGTTACCAGTAAATCCTGATAATTTTTGCTTGTTGAATGGTCCTACCATGATCATAGAAGGATCACCACCAGCATTCCATACTGATTTGATTACAGATTTTAGAGATGCTTCTGTGAAAGCTCTTTGAGTTCCATCAGTTCTTGCTGTGTTACCAGCTCCACCAGATGCTGGAGAACCTGCTGATGATAAATCATCATTAGTTGCTACCCAAGCTCCTAGAGATCCTAGTTTTCTAGCAGTAGATGCGTTACCAGTAACTTCTGCTTGGTTACCAGTAATAGTTGCTTCCATGTCTCTTTTAAGTTCTTTAGCTTTTTTAGCGATTTGGTAAGCTAATTCAGATGCTCTACCTGCTTTGTCTACAGCTTCTTGAGTTCCTGTGATTACAACTGTTTTGTCCATAATCTGTGAACTGTTAGAAAGTCTAGTAGTTGCAGTTACTGCGTCTAGAGTTGCTTCATCACCTTCAATAACAGCATTTGATGTTGATGCTGATGCTAAAGCGTCTGTTTGCCATTCGTGTAAAACTGCAGTAGCTCTTGTTTTAGCTGCTGAGCTGATGAATGGCGTATCTGTTGGTGAGATACTATAGATTACATCAGAAAGATCTTCTCTTTCACCGACTGAATCATAAGTATCAAACGTGTTAGTTGGTTGTGCCATTGATATTATTTCCTTTGTTGAGATTTAAGATTAATAATGTCAAGGATTGCAGATTGGGCATCATTAATGTTACCACTCTTACGCACCTTGCCAATTTTATTTCTTATAACCTCTCTACCAGAACTTGTTGAAGATTTTGCAGTACCAGCTTTTACAACTTTAGGAGCATTAGCTACTTTCTTAGCAACAATAGGTCTTTTGTCCTTTATTGCTTGATAGCTCATTGCATCCTTTGCTACCATAAGAAATCTATGGTCAGCAAGTGATCCAATCTCTTGATCGTTAAAACCATAATTACGTAATGAATTACGCATATTAATTTTAAACTGATCTGCTTTGTTTGGATCTGCAAACTCAGGTATTTTTGTAGCTGCTAATTCTTTCTGTGTTGCAAGAAATTCTTCGTATTGTTTAGCCTGAGCATCACGTGCTCTAGCTTTAACTTCCTCCAACTGTCTATTTTCTTGCCTTAATTGGAAATCCAATTTAGCTGCAGTTGTAGGATCTTCTTCATATAACTTTTGAAGATCTTCGCTTCCTTGCCTTTGTCTGACAGTAGCGTCAGCAGTTGCAATTAGTTCATTCAACTCTGCTAGTCGAGTATCATAAGATTGACGCAAACTTTCTTTTTGAGTTTCAAGATCTCTCTTTTCCATCCCTAAAGAATGAGTTTTTTGTCTATAATCTGAGTCTCTAGAATAACCTGCTTTCAGCTCATCGAGGGTAACCTCTAACTCTTGACCTTGTATTTTTACTCGGTGGAGTTCTGGTTCCTCTTGTAATTCTGTTGTAGTTTCTTCTGTTGTCTCAGCATTTTCAGTAGACTCTGCTTTAGTTCCTTCAGACTCTGGTTGACTTTCAGCTTCCTGTTTCTCAGGAGTCTCTGATGGTTCTGCATTAGTTTCAGTTTCTTGTTGATCCTTTGGATTCAATAATCCTGAAATTTTTTCTGCAGCACCTTCTATGTTTTGGGCATCTGCCATATCGTTCCTTTCATGGTTGACGAATTTGAAGTTGCGTTAGCTTAACTTCTTTTATTTAGATTATCTAACTCTTGTTGAGTTAGTTTTCCACTTGCCATGACGCTTTGCAAATGACCTCTGATTTTGTCTACAAGATTGTAGGCTACCCAAAGGTAAGTGCGTTTATCACTTTCAGTGAATTTTGTATTAAAGATTTCCTGTTTATATATTTCTAGGAGATCTTCAAATGCTGTTTTTAACAGGGGATCGTTCAGGAGCTGTTCTGCTCTCTTGCCCTCCCTGATCTGCTTTTCCTTTTTGTCCATTAAAGAATTGTCCTTGACCTTTTATTATTTCTTTCATTAAATCACCTGACTTGTCTAGATCTGATTTTTCTAACATTGATCTTCGTTTCAATTCAAGCTCATCTATTTTAGATCCATATTGAAGTTCTAACTCTTTGATTCTTAATTCAAAGTCAAGCAGCTCTTGTCTCATCTGAGATTCGATTCGTTTGGTTTCTACCTCAGCTTTTAGCTGAGCTCTTTGGTTCTCACCTTGAACCTGTGCAAGAGTTACCTTCTCGAACTCAGTTGGTGGTTTAGGTGGTAACTGAGGCATTTGAGCTGCTCCAACTTCTGGATCCATAAAGAAAGGTTCTATACTACTTAGACCTGCGTTTTCAACTAATTTTTTCAAAGAGTTGTACACATTTCTAAGATTAACCATTGGTCCATATACATTCTGTTGAAGTTTAATGGCTTCCATTTGTCTTTGTAAAATAGCATTAAGTAAGATTAGTTGTTGTTCTTTTGAACCTGTACCTAATCCTACTCTGACAGTAACATTAACTCTGTCTTTCCATTCGTAAGGTCTCATTGGTATATACTTACCTCTGATTCTTACGATCTTTTCTTTTTGTTGATACTTGCATACCAACTCAAACATTTTAAGTGCTAAATCTTTTACACCTGTTTCTGCAAAAATTCTAGCAATCAACTCCATTCTCATTTGAGATTGAGTTAAAACTTGGTTCATACCTGTTGCAGTACTATTATTTAAACTATCAGGATTTAATCCTTGTGATGTTTTACTAACACCAGTTCTAGTTTCTTTAACTGCATCTAAGTATGCTAACATACCACTAGCTTGTTCTGTAATAGGTTGAGCTGTAATAGGCATCATTACATTACTAGGTGGTTGTTTAGTTCTTACAATTCCTCCAGGACGATTAGTTAATAGATCGTCCATAGCTACTTGACCATCTTGTATTGCTACACGATTGTTATTTGTTAGATACATATTATCTAACATTTGTCTCATAACTGTAGATTTAATTAATTGTATATCTTCTACTAATTCTGCAATAGATCTACCATGAAATCTGTGTGGCATGATAACTGGTGTCATAGATATAAAAGGCATTGTGTCTATTTCTTCTACATCTAATAGTTCTTTACCATCTCCAGCAACACAAACTTTTACAAGCTCTGCTTTGCCATCACCATCAAGATCCATTCTTACATAACATTCTTGTATAAGAACATCTTGTGTAGATTCATCACCATCAGCTTCTCCATGTGAGAAATCTATGTTTTGATGTCTAATAAATTTATCTTCTGTAAAGTAATCAGGATCACCTGTTGGTAAACCTTCTACTACATCAGGATCATATCCCATTTCAATTAATTCAGTTTTTGTTTTGTTAGTTCTATGACAAACAAAGTTAGCTGTATCAATTGACTTACATCTTCTTTCAATTAAAAATTCTTCAGGTGGTATAGGTTCTATTCTAACCTGTCCATATAGTTTAGTTCTATGAATAACCACATCATGTAATTTAACTTTATCTATTTCTTTTCCTCTATCATCTAAGATAGGTTCTTCATATTCAGAATGAGCTGATACTTTAACTTCAGCGTTTTCTACTAAATCATTAAACTCATCTTCTGTTAATCTAGTATATTCTTCTCTTTCAGTTTTTTGTGCGTTATCCCAATAAATTTTTAGAATACCATTTTTTTGAATAAGTGCATCTTTGAATGCAGAATATAAAGCTGTAAAGCCATTGTTTTGTTTTAGAAAGATATGGTTTAAATAGTCAGAACATTGTCTAGCCATTTCTTCATCTTCTGGTCCTACACCTTCACACTCAAATACATTATCACCTGATGTAAAGATTTTCATTAGAGATGGCATTAAGCTCTCTACTGTATCCATTACATCATTAGATATAACTTGTGATCTACCTTCTTGTTCATTACCAAGAGGCATACCTAAATAATATTCTAACGATTTCTTTCTTCTAGCAACTAGCTCACCACCAATATAACCTGATGCGTTGTGAATCTCTTTACTTACTATTGATAATATTTCTTGTTTTGATTTTTTCATACTACGTATTTTGTATCTATATTAATTGGTTTATCCCATTCTGTTGTGTCTAAAGGTTCACTTACACACCCATACCTGAAGGCATCACTTGCATGTGAGCACCAGTCATGGAGAGGTTTATTTTTAAACACTTGGTTTTTTTCGTCCCATTGTTTTCTATATTGTCTTAATGCATCTAAACCTAGTTTGCATTTTTCTCTATCGAACCAACAATACTGTAATGTATTTCTAACAGATTCAATTCCATGATCAACTTCTAACTTAGGTGCTACTTCAAATTCTAAACCAAGTTCAGCTGCTACTTCGTATCTAGATTTACCTGTTCCTAATTCTCTTGCCATTATATCATGTGGAGCAATATGATTAGAATAAGCATAATCTTTTTCTGTTAGGACATCAACATAGTGTGCTAATGATTCTCCTGAGTTTTCATAATAATCTATCAGGTGAACTTCATCTCCGATTCTTTGTGCAAACCATATTGCAGTAGAATCTCCTATCCCCAAGTCCCACCAAGTTTCCACACCTGCGTTATCATCTACAGGCACGTAGCCGATTCTCCCATCTTTATCAGCTTTGGTTATCAGTCGACCATAATAACTTCCACTCACTGCTGCAGTAAACGAACATTCAAACTCCTGTTCAAACTGTTCAGGTGTCATAATGGAACGTGCCTGTTCCAGTTCCTCCTCTGGAATTACTTTTGTTTCAGAAGCTCGGTATAATTTACCATACCAATCTTTATGACCACGCTGTGCAAAATCATAAACTTCCCAAAATTGATTATGTCCCATTGGCGTACCAATAAACAGAACCCATCCTAGTTTATCTGCTACTGCAGGTCTAACAATCTCTGTCCATACTCTTGGAGCCATAATAGCGTATTCGTCCAATACAACTGCATCGAACCCCATACCCCTGATAGAGTCTGGGTTATCTGCTCCAAAAATTTGTATTCTTGATCCATTGAATAAATCTATTCTTAGTTCAGTTTCGTTCCTACTGCCACCAAACTGCATTAGTGGTTTTGTATAAAATTTTAAATATTCCCAAGCGATTGATTTACCTTGTCGATATGTCGGAGCTATGAATGCACATAAAGCTCTAGGTTTGTCTGCTGCTGTTTTAATTAATTCGTTAATTGATAATACTGATTTACCAAATCGTCTATGGCAAACAAGAACACTAAACCTTTTTAAATTATTATGAACAGCTTTTTGATATTCTCTAGGTTTATAAGGTACTTGTATTATCTTAGTCTTTGTCTTTTTCCCATTGGACTTTGATTTGGACTGGTTCATCTATACCTATTTTAGAAGTTGTACTAGCTAGTCTAGCATGAACAAATGGAGCTGCTTTCTCGGCTGCGTACATTTTACGTTCAGGTGAACTTGCAGGATTATTTAACACAGATAAAAGATAATCTAAAGGAGAATGTTGATATTTCTCAGCCATTTCTTCCATAGATTTCCACAGCTTCTTTGTTTTAGATCCAAGAGGTCTACCAGCACCTTCTCGTTTTCCACCATGATTTTGTTTATCTTCCATTATATAAACTTTCTACCTTTTTTATCAAACTGTCTTACTGGTGAATAACTATAACCTCTACCATATTTTTTACCTAGAGCTTTAGCTCCAGTAAATGCTAAAGGTAAAGCAAGAAGGGTTGTTCCTGGTGCACGTAAAGCTATTTTACCTACGTTTGTAGCAAACTTACCTGCAGACTTAAATAAGCCTACAGTTGGTGCAACATATCTGCCATAGCCAAGTTTGCTTTTAGCAGCAACATCTTTAGCTACAACTTTGCTTTGTTTTTTTACTTTGTTGACAGTTTTTCCTAATTTTATTTTAAAATTACCATCAACATTTATCTTCTTAGCCATTAGTAACCTTTCTTAACTTTCATTCCTTTTTTCTTTGCTGCTTTTTTAGCTGCAGCTTTACCTTTTTTAGTGTATGGGTATTTTTTCTTTCCAA